ATGATGAGCTGGCTGGCGGCGGCGAACACCTGGGCGCGCAGCAGATGGTCATGCTTGGGCAGCAAGTCCATCAGGGCATCTAGCCCATTTCCCGAAATCCTCTGAACTTCTTTTTCCGGTTGTTCCTCACCGGTTAGCAACCACAGACGGGAGACGCCCAAGTAAGCGGCGGCTTTTTCGTTGTTGATCGCAGACAGCTTGCGCTCAAGCCCATCACTACTAGTCAGAACCATTCCCACAGCTTGAGGGGATACGCCCATTGCGGTTGCGAGTTGCCGGCGCGTGCGCCCCGCTCGATTGAGTGCGTCTTGGAGGCGTTCGCCGTAGGTCATTGCATGATTATGCACCTGTTTTGAAAGATTTCTTACCTTTTCTGACCAAAGCTGGCAAATAAAGCAAAAATATTTGCAAGGTAAAACAAGCTACCTTACAATAATCGAATGCAAAAACAACACGCAATCGATCTTTTGGGTGGGTCTGTCTCAGCGGCGGCCAAAGCAATCAACCGCACGCCGCAGGCAATTTCCCAGTGGCCTGACCCACTTAGTCCTGGCCTCATCGACAGGGTCCACGCGACTTTGTACCGGCAGGAAAAGCTCAATCCCCCACAGACAAAGGAGGCAAAGCATGGAACTGATGCACCTAGCCAGGACTTCTGACCCTATCACGAGCCACCTGGCCGCGCAGAGCGTGGGCCAATTCTCTGGCATCCATCACGAGCAGATTCTGGATTGTCTGAAGAGGCACGGTCCGCAGGGCAAGGATGCCATTGCTCGATTGACAAACATGAATGGCTGCGCCGATGGCAATGCGGTGGCTAGGCGCATGAAAGAGTTGGAGCGCCAGGGGTTGGTGGAGACAACCGGCCACCTGGTCAGCTCAAAAAGTGGCCGCATGGAGCGCCAGTGGGCGTATGTCATTCCCAAATATTTGTTCTGATTTCACCTAAAACCAGGAGCGACAGATGGCAGGAGATTGGATCAAGATGCGCAGCAATTTGTGGGATGACCCGCGTATTGCCAGGCTTTGTGATTTGACCGGAGCACGCGAGGCCAGCGTAATTGGGGCTTTATTTTGGCTTTGGACCACCGCTGACCAGCACACAGAAGACGGCGTAATGCATGGTTTGACGCTTAAATCCATCGACAGAAAGACCGGATTGGAGGGCTTTGCGGACGCACTATGCACCATTGAATGGCTTGCAGAACACGCAAATGGGGTGCGCATTGTTGACTTTGAAGTACACAACGGGACGAGTGCAAAAAAGCGCGCTGACACAGCGAAAAGAGTGGCATTGCACAGGGTCTGTAACGCAGAGAGCGTTACAAAAAGCGTACAAAAGCGTACAAGTGCGTTACCTAGAGAAGAGAAGAGAAGAGAAGAGAAAGAGAAAGAGAAGAAGAATACAGGGGGAGGGGGAACAGCGCGCGCGACGCGCCTGCCCACCGACCAAGTTTTGCCCGATCAATGGTTTGACTTTTGCAAAACAGAGCGACCAGACCTCGATCCGACCAGCACCTTTGAGACTTTTCGGGACTACTGGACGGCCAAGCCAGGCCAAGGCGCCAACAAGCTCGATTGGTTTGCAACCTGGCGCAATTGGGTTCGCTCACAGCACCGTTTGCCAAATGGCAGCAAAGGCCAATTGCTAAGTTTTGCCGAGCAAGACCGCATTGCTGGGCGAAAACGATGGGAGGAGATGACCGGCAGGGTTCATCCTGACTCAGAGCGAAACATTCATGCCATCGTCAACGTGGTCGATGAATTTACAGCGATGCTTTCCAAATGAACGATCAAAAAATGACCAAAGTGATTGATCGGCTTTTTGACCGATTGGCGGCAACTTATGGCCGCGCTTGGGATGTCAACCTTGGACAAGCACCCCTGGCAGACATCAAAACCGTATGGATGCATGAACTAGGGCGCTATGAAAACTCGCTACGCCGACTTGCTTGGGCGTTAGATAACTTACCCGCAGCAGTGCCCAACGCGATTGTGTTTCGCCAGCTCTGCGCCCAGGCGCCGGACATCGATGCGCCGATGCTGCCAAGCCCAGCGGCAGACCCAGCACTGGTAGCGGCAGCGCTTGCACAGATTCCGAAAACTTTCACTAGCAACCGCGACCCTAAAGCCTGGGCTAAACGCTTGCAGGCCAGAGAGCAAGCAGGCGAGAAGCTGGGCATGGCGCAAAAGACGATGTACCGCGCTGCACTGGGGATTCAATGAATGTCCAGGTCCAACCCCGAGCTGGCGCACTTTTATCGCCAACTAGATCACCTGGTGCGCTTGGCATCAACGCCAGGGTGGAAGGAATACGCCTGGGCCAGGGCCAAGGAGCTGGAGCGGCATCCGACGGGAATGTGGGCAGGGATAGCACAAGCATTGACAGCAGAGATGCAGGCGATCAATGAGACACGCAGCAAGGGTTGACGCAAACCAGGCGCAGATCGTTGAGGCATTGAGGGCAGCGGGTGCAACGGTGTGGATTATTAAGTTGCCGGTAGACCTTTTGGTGGGATATAAGGGGAAGACGATGTTGGTGGAGATTAAGAATGGGCCTAGAAAGCGTTTAACGGTACTTCAGAGCGACTTTTTTGACAATTGGATGGGTGGGGTGCTTGTGAGGGTTGACGGGGCAGAATCGGCCCTTCAAATGCTTCGGGTTGTGGATGGTAAGGGAACTGAAGATGGGGGGAAGTGATGGCGGGTAGACCAAAGCAGCGTATGGATATTGCCAAGCTCGACACCGTGCAGAAGGATGACATCCTTCAGATGCTCCAGCAAGGGATGTCGATTGCGAGGATTTGCTATGCGCTGGGAGTGGGGAGAAGGGCACTGGACCTTTGGTTGGATATGCCCGAGAACGCGGAGCTGGCCCTGCGCGCGCGTGCGAGGGCAGCGACGGACCTTGCTTGTGAGACGTTGGAGATTGCTGACAATGCCACGCCAGAGCAAGCAAATGTCGCAAAAATACGCATTGCAAGCAGACAATGGATAGCAGAGCGCTGGAACGCGCAAGTTTATGCCCAGCAGCGTGCTCCCGCGGTGAACATCTCCATAGGCGGTTTGCGGCTGGATGCACTGCGCCACGTCGAGGTTGTCAATGACGAGTTGTCCACCGCTCAGATAGTCCAATGATGTAAGTTATGCACAAAATCCTGTGGATAATGGCAACTTCATAGGTTTTGCTTGTGCCTAAACTGTTGATAAGTGTAAGAGAACTTAACATAATGGTGATTGTATTAAGTGCAAATGGTGAACTAAATCAGATGTAATTTCATAAATCCAATGAAATCAACCACTTACATACCTTATGCACAATGTCCACAGATGGGTGTTGATAAGCCATTTCTGGGCGCTGGCAGGTGCTCGGTGCGCCTGGACCGTGGCCGTCAGACCCCCCCCTTCGCGCCAGCGGCGGGGGCGGCAGTTGCTGCACCCCCACAGCTATCGCCCCCATGATAGCCACCCCCCACCCCCCCATGCAGCAGCCCCTGCCAAAAAAAATAAAAAAAATAGAAAAAGCTGCCCCTGTTCAGCTAACCGCTGCCCCTGCCTTAACCGCTGCCCAAGCCTCAGTCGCTGGTGACAAGAATCCTTTTCTAGTCTGGGCCAAGAAGTATTACCGCAATCCCGTCCTGTTTGTGCAAGAGGTTTTAAACACCGAGCCTGATCCTTGGCAAAAAGAGTTCCTGATGCACATTGCCGCCGGTAAGAGAAGGATCAGCGTTCGCTCTGGTCACGGGGTTGGCAAGAGCACCGCTGCTGCCTGGGCGATTATTTGGTATGCGTTTCTCAGGTTTCCGGTAAAGATTGTGCTGACAGCGCCAACAAGCAGTCAGTTGTACGACGCCTTATTTGCAGAGCTAAAGCGTTGGGTGAAGGCATTGCCCCCTACCTTGGCAGACCAGTTAGAGGTAAAGCAGGACCGTGTTGAGTTCAAGGAATTTCCGAACGAGGCGTTTATATCGGCCAGGACATCAAGAGCAGAGCAACCCGAGGCGCTCCAGGGGGTTCACAGTGATCACGTCATGCTGGTAGCAGACGAGGCGTCGGGCATCCCCGAGCAGGTGTTTGAGGCTGCTAGTGGCTCTATGTCCGGCCACAGCGCGGTAACGCTGCTGTTGGGTAATCCGGTAAGGAGTAGCGGTTTTTTCTTTGACACGCACAACCGCCTTGCGGGGGATTGGACCACCATGAAGGTGTCCTGCGCGGACTCGCCAAGGGTCAGTGAGGCTTACATCCAGGAGATGAAGGTCAGGTATGGCGAGGAGAGCAATGCGTTTCGCATTCGCGTGCTGGGTGAGTTTCCCAAGTCTGATGACGATACCGTGATCCCGATGGAGCTATTGGAGATGGCAACGCAAAGGGACGTGGCGCCTAGTGTCAGTGCAAGGCTAGTGTGGGGCTTAGACGTAGCCAGGTTTGGCTCAGATAGGTCAGCGCTGTGCAAGAGGCAGGGCAATGCCGTTACCGAACATATTAAGACCTGGAAGAACCTAGACCTGATGCAGCTCACTGGCGCCATCGTCGCTGAGTATGAAATCCTGATGCCAAGCTTGCGTCCGCATGAGATTCTTGTGGACAGCATTGGCCTGGGCGCTGGTGTTGTGGACCGGCTGCGAGAGTTAAAGCTGCCAGCCCGCGGGATCAATGTCTCGGAGTCTCCAGCAATGGGCGCTACCTACAGAAACTTGAAGGCAGAACTCTGGCACAAGGCCAAGGCGTGGCTAGAGCAGCGCGACTGCACCATGCCCAAGGATGATTTGTTGATCTCTGAGCTGGCTACCGTGCGCTATTCGTTTACCTCAAGCGGCAAGATTCAGATTGAGGGCAAGGACGAGATCAGAAAAAGAGGGTTTGCCAGCCCCGACCGAGCAGATGCGTTTTGCTTGACCTTTGCAAGTGATGCGATCACCGGCGCCTTTGGCTCGATGTCAAGCAACAAGTGGGGACAGTCCATGCGCAGGAACATTCCACGGGTTGCGTAACTAAATTACTTTTTATTGAAAGACCTTATGGCTACCAATATGCGAGATATCCCTGCGCGCTACCAAGGCGCGATGAAGCAGATGATGAGTAAGACCAGCACCAAGTGTCCGCTGCCTACGCAGGACGTGACCTTGAACTTAAAGAACCGCGCCAAGGCCATCACAACGGCGGCCTACGGTCCAGAGAATCCTGATCTGCCCAACTTGGCGTATTGGAAGAAGAAGGCCGACACCTGGGACGTGAGGATTAGCGACGCCAAGCAAAGCCGCTGCGGTAATTGCGCCGCGTTCAATGTGCAGGACTCCATTAAAGAGTGCATTGCCAAGGGTATCGGTATGGAGGCAGACCCCTGGGGAACGATTGAGTTGGCAGACCTTGGGTACTGCGAAATATTTGATTTCAAGTGCGCCGCAAGTCGGACCTGCGATGCCTGGGTAGTGGGCGGCCCTAATGATGGCGATATTGAAGAAGTAGACACTAACTTAGGGGAGTGATATGAAACACGCAAAACCTGGACTCTATAGCAACATCAACGCCAAACAAGCGCGTATCAAAGCTGGCTCTGGCGAGAAGATGAACAAAGCAGGTAGCAAGGCAGCTCCCTCTGCTGCTGACTTTAAGCAAGCGGCTAAGACGGCCAAGCCGGTAAAAAAATGATCTCACCGATTTGCATCTCAACGGTAACCGGCAAAGGGCTGGCCGTTCTGCTTGAATCGATTAAGCAATACTGCCCAGACATACCCGTTTACCTGCGCGGACCTGAGTCAGTCATTGAACACCTCCATGCTGACGTGAAAGTGTTTGCGCAAGCTACCAACTTTGGCGATGACTACAACGCCATCATTAACCGAGCGCTAGAGGACTTTGACTCTGTGGTGGTAGCTAACGACGATATCGTGCTCACGCCCACCAGTTACAAGACTTTGTTAGAGGATGTAAAGCAGTTAAAAGACGAGACTGCCGATCCAGTGGGCTGGGTGTCGGCGCGCTGTGATGCGGCGCGTCCTCAGCAAAATATTCGCACTAATCTCTATGACGAGGAGCTGCACTACTTTAAATACCCGTGCGAAGATTGCATTGTGCAGATGCCGGTGCTCAGTCCCATATTTGGCTGGATCGAGCGCGATGCGTGGGAGTGCTTTAAGTTTCCCCCGCTGAACTGGTTCTCCGATGATGTCCACTGCGAGGACTTGCGCCAGGCGGGTTTCCAGCATTACCTGAGTAGGTCCTATGTGCATCACATTGGCAGCCAGACCATTGGCTTGGATGGCGAGAGATTGACCCAGCAGGCCATGCCGTGGCTCAGAAAGAACAGACCCCATTATGCAGAGGCTTGGTTCAAATGAGTCATCCAGCACAAATCGATTTTGTCAGTGGCGTCAAGGCGCACTTCCCTGAGTTTTTTTTGGGTGGGCGGGTCTTAGAGGTTGGCGCACTGGACATCAACGGCAGCGTGCGTGATTTGTTCTCAAGCTCTGAAGAATATGTGGGCTGCGACTTGGGCGAGGGCAAGGGCGTTGACATCGTATGCGCGGGGCATGAGCTGCCACACCCTGATGGCTATTTTGATGTAGCCATATCGTGCGAGTGCTTTGAGCATGACCGGCACTGGCGCAAGACATTTACCAAGATGATTGACTTGGTAAGGGTTGGCGGCCTGGTGGTATTTTCTTGCGCAACAACGGGCAGGCAGGAGCACGGGACAACCAGAACGTCACCGCGTGATGCGCCCTTTACCAATGACTACTACATGAATCTTGAGGCCGGCCACTTTAGGTTGTTAGCCAAAAGGTTTTCGCGGCATGAATTTAGCGAAAGCCAATCACCGCGAGATTTGTATTTTTGGGGCATTAAATGAAAACACCTGCCTGGCAACGTAGTGAGGGAAAGAACCCTAGTGGCGGGTTAAACGCCAAGGGGCGCGCCAGTGCCAAGGCCCAAGGCATGGATTTAAAAGCGCCTGTGAAGTCTGGCGACAACCCAAGGCGTGCGAGCTTTTTGGCGCGCATGGGCAATATGCCTGGCCCTGAGATGAAAGACGGCGAACCGACCCGACTGCTGTTATCCCTTAAAGCGTGGGGGGCGTCATCCAAGGAAGATGCTCGCGCAAAGGCAAAAGCAATATCTACAAGGAACAAATCAAAATGAACGAATTACCCAACACTGACATATCGGCCACTGAGCCGATGGACGATACTGAATTAGAGGCGATCATTGGTCAAGACCTGACCGACGCCGTGAGCTATGTGGACACTTACCTCTCGCCCATCCGAGCGCGGGGGACTGAGTACTACCGAGGCGACAAGTTTGGCAATGAGGAAGATGGCCGCTCCCAAGTAGTAGCGATGGAGGTGCGGGACACTGTCTCGGCCATGATGCCAAGTTTGATGCGCGTGTTCTTCTCCAGCGAGAACGTGGTCGAGTTTGTGCCAGAGGGTCCAGAGGACGTGGCCTTTGCAAAGCAGGCCACCGACTACGCGAACTTTGTCTTTAACTCGGACAACAACGGGTTTATGACCACCTACGCCATCTTCAAGGATTCGTTGGTGCGTAAGTGCGGCATTGCCAAGTACTGGTGGGAAGAGACAGAGACAGTGCGCATTGAGGAGTATTCGGGGCTGGATGAGCAGACCTTGCAGATACTTGCGCAAGAAGAGGCCGAGGTCAAGATTGTCGTTAGCTACCCTGACCCCGCTGCCGAACAAGCGATGCAGGGCATGGCGCCACAGATTGACCCGATGACCGGCCAGATGATGCCTATGCCGCCACCGCCCATGCTGCATGACGTGCAGATCAAGCGCGTGATAAAAGAAGGCCGTATCAAGATCATGGCCGTGCCGCCCGAGGAGCTATTGCTTGATCGGCGCGCTAGGTCCTTTGATGATGCAGCGTTGATCGCCCACCGCATGATGGCAACAGTACAGGAGCTGGTGGCGATGGGCTACGACGAGGACGAGGTGCGCGACAACATCACCTCCAGCGACCTGGACAGCAATGAGGAGTACCTGGCGCGCCAACCCGATTCGACGGCGTTTGGCATGAACCAAAGTGCTAATCCCATGCAGATGCGCGTGCTCTACATTGAGGCGTACTCGCGCATTGACTATGACGGTGACGGCATTGCAGAGCTGCGCAAGATTTGCTGCATGGGTTCTGGCTACAAGGTAGTGCGTAACTTGCCAGCGTCCTACACCCCGTTTACTGACTTCCCCTGCGACCCCGAGCCGCACACGTCTCCACTGGAGGCGATGTCTATTTTTGACATCACGCACGATATCCAAGAGATCAAGTCGGAGATTCTGCGCAATACGCTGGACTCTCTGGCGCAAAGCATCCATCCGAGGACTGCGGTAGTAGAGGGCATGGTCAACATGGATGACGTGCTCAATAACGAGACGGGCGCCGTGATTCGGATGCGCCAACCTGGAATGGTGACGCCTTTTAGCAATCCCTTTGTTGGCTCGGCGGCGTTCCCGATGCTGGACTACATCGACCAGATTAAAGAGGACCGCACCGGCATGAGCAAGGCCGCGATGGGCTTGAACGCTGATGCCTTGCAGTCCAGCACCAAGGCAGCGGTGGCGGCCACCATCAGCGCAAGCCAGGGGCGCATCGAGCTGCAAGCGCGCCTGATGGCCGAGGGCATGAAGAAACTCTTTAAGGGCATATTGTTCCTGCTGGTGACGCACCAGGACAAGCCGCGCATGGTGCGCCTGCGCAATGAGTTTGTGCAGATGGACCCGCGTGCCTGGAACTCGGCAATGGACGTGCATATCAACATTGGCCTGGGCAATGGCGACACCAACGAGCGCGTCCAGGCGCTGATGATGATCCTTGCCAAGCAGCAAGAGGCACTGACCCAGCTCGGCCCACAAAACCCGCTGGTGACCCCCTCTCAGTATTCACATACCTTACGCCAGATCGTATCGTTGTCTGGGTTTAAGGACACGTCCCAGTACTTCAATGACGTGCCTGCCGACTACCAACCGCCAGCCCCAGCAGCGCCTAAACCCACCCCAGAGGAGGTGCTGGCGCAGGTGCAGGCCAAGTCTATTGAGGCAGATATCCAGAAAAAGGCAGCGGAACTGGAGCTAAAGCACCAACAAATGGTTCGTGACGATGACTACCGACGTGATTCATTAGCACAAGAGTTATTTTTAAAGAAATATGAATTAGAGTTGAAATACAACGCGCAGATTTCTACGGCTGAGATTGATGCACAACAAAATCTCAACCGAGAAGCGATGCAGCAGCAGACTGCTTTGGCACAAGGCCAGATGTCAGCACCTGCGCCCATGAACCAATATGGAATAGCATAAATGTTGGATGAAGAACTTGTAAGCAAGGGCCGCAAGGCAAGCCAGTTGCTGGAGGATGAAACCTTCAACATGGCGATCAACAAAATGGAAAACGACCAGCTCTGGTACTTTCGTTCAACGAAACCAGAGGAGTCGGCCAAGCGAGAAAGCGCCTGGTCCATGCTCAAAGCAATCGAAATATTAAAGATCGAACTGCAAAAGATTGTTGACAACGCAAAGGTTGCGCAGCGCAACATTGAGCGAGCGAACAGGTAGAGGACATTTATGCAACAAGCACAAACGGGTTCTGCGGGACCCATGAATCTGGACCAAGCGGCCCAGGCACTCTCAGCAATGCTGCCCGATGAG